GGTCACGTTCGCGACCAGGTCCACGGTCTGGTCGTCGACCAGGAACACGCTGTCGCCGACATTCGCCTGGGTGATGGTGCTGCCCAAGGTGGCCTTGATCAGACCGCGCCGACGCAGGACCACGTATTCGTCTCCGTCCTGGCCCAGGGAGTTGTCGACGTGGTGGATAGACACGCCCTGGAAGATGAGGCCGGCCGTATCCGATCCGGGGACGGCATACCCGGCCGCGTTGACGCACACGAAGGCGCCACCGTAGATGACGTCGCCATCATCGATGGGGAAGGCGAGCTCGACGCCCTCGGTGTATTCGAGCCGCTTGTCCGCTGCTAAAGCTGTCATGATTCATTCTTCCTTGCCGGTCGGGCTATTTGGATTTGGGGTTGTACTTCTTGAAGGTCTCGTCATCGATGCCCATCATCGCGTTCACCGCCCGCTGCACATCGTCGATGACCGCGCCCTCGCCGGGCTGCTTCTTGTCCATCGTGGACGGATCGGCGATCACCGGGGCTGCCTTGCAGTATTCGGCGAAGCGCTCCAGCCCGCCTTCCAGGGCGCACTGCTCCTTGTGGTAGTCGACGGTGGCCGGCGTGATCTTGCCTTCGGCCAGGGCCTTCTCGATGGCGGCCTTGATGTCCTTGTCCTTGGCCTGCTTGGCCTGGTCGGCCAGGGACGCCTCGGCGTTGGTGGCACGGGCCAGGGCCGCGTCGAAGTCCGCGCGCGGCACGAACTTGTCCAGGGACGGGCTGGCGGCGGCGTTGGTGGCCGTGACCAGGTCGCCCTTCAATTTGCCCAGGTGGGCCATGGCCTCGTCGAACGAGGCGGTCTCGGGCAGCCCCAGGGCCGCCAGCAACTTTTTCAGCTCCATGTTTTTCTCCTGCCCGTTCAGGGCCTGTAAAAAGAGATTCGGACGGTTGGTCAGGCCCACCGACGTGAGCGCCACCACCCGCTTGGACGCCCGTTCGAAAACGATAACCGGGCTGACGTACCGGTAGGACCTGGACTCCACGGCGTTGCGGCCCGCTTCGGTCCAATCCACACGGCTCCAGATCTCCCCGACCCTGGACTGCAGCTCCTTGATCCAGCCGACGGCCGGGGCCGGTTGACCCTGCGGGGCCTGCAGCTCGGTGGAGTGCTCCAGGTCGAGAGGCAGATCCATGCCCTGGGCGTTGAAGGCTTCCAGGACCAGCTGGGGGCGGTCGTTGACCCACTCCCTGCCGTCGCGGCCGACGACCTTCCCGGCGGGGATCAGGCAGATCCACTCCGGGGCCTGAGCCGAGTTCGCCAAAGCTTGGGCGTTGATGGCCAAGACCGGGCTCAGCGCGGCGGCGTTCACGCCCATGGAGTTGAGCGCGCGGACCAGGCCGGAAGCCGACACGGCCAGGCGCTTCATTCTTCGCCCTCCAGCATGTCCTTGATGGCCTGCGCCGGGCGAAATTTGACCGCCGTCCTGGCCGGCACGTCCATGTCCACGCCCTGCGGGGTCCTGATGGACCTGGCCGCCAGCTGCTTCAGCTTCAGCTTGCCAAGCCCCGGCAGATTGAGACTGCGCCCCCTGTACAGGGCGTCGCGACAAACCGAGGCCAGCGCATCCAGCATCCGCTCACAGGCGGCCTTGCTGTCCCCGGAGGCTTCGGCCAAGGCCGAAACCAGCTCCTGTTTCTTCATTCACCCCTCCTTCCCGGTCAGCCGGGTTATGTGGCGAAACCATAGGCAAGACGCACACGCAGCGCAGGACGGCACGGGTTCCTGGCGAGACGAACCTGATTTTCGTGTATGAGGGGATTTTCGAGAGAGACAGGCGAAGGGCGGGATGGACGACCTGTCCAAAGGGCGGACGTGCCGTTTTTGCCCCGTTAAACCCCCGTTAGAAAATGCGCGAGAACAAAATGTGACCCGAGGGCAGGGGGCAGTGTCCGCAACGCGGGAGAATTGATTTTAGAGCTACTGGCAAAAACGAGGGGCCAAGGAAAGGAAAAGCCCCCAAGTTTTACCAAGGGGGCTTCGAAGGAAAGGGTGTTTGGTTATCCCAGGATCACGGACACGGCGTGCCTGATTGCATCGCTGGCCACCCCGGCGATGGTGTCCTTGCTCCACGCGACGACCCGGTCACCGATGGTGCCTTTCGAAACGCTCGGGGCTTCTGGGCTGCGGTTCAACGCGGCCAGGCCCTTGCTGGTCAGGCGCACGTTCATAAATAGCCGTGCGTTTTCAGGCCCGGCCTTGCTTCCGAACCTGACGTAGCCCTCTTCGGCCAGGAATTCCACTGTCGCGCCGTAGACTTCCAGCGCCTCCCGATCCGGGGCCTCCGGGCCCTTGTCCAGTTCTTCGACCCTGACGGCGAGCGGCTTGGGGAACGAAGCGTAGAGACGCCCCATGATCAGGGCGCATCCTCGGTTGAAGTCGTCGATGTTCTTGCACATGGTCACTCCTTGAGCATGGTCTCGTCGAACACAAACTCCGCGTCCGGATCCACCGGTGCAGGGTCGAACATGATGCCGTTGTCCCCTGGGTACGGGGCGTCGTGGCGGACCTTGTTGCTGTAGATTTCATGCGGGATGCCTTGCGGATACGCCTCGCAGCTCCCGCCGCGAACCTTGCTGCCGCGCCTGTAGTGCGCACACCCCAGGCACTGCGCCGTCTGTATCATCATTGTCCTCCGTAGGCCCGGTACAGGCGTATGACCTTGTCGCTGTACGTCTTTCCGGAGCGCATCCCGGCATAGACTTCCGAGACTAGTTCCAGTGGGCTTGTAGCCGCGTATTCGCTGACCTCTTTTTTCACCAGCTCAGTCGCAGACGTAGAGAGTTTCCGGGCGCTCTGCAACCGAGGGTAGCGCAGTGGCGCGGCGTGTCGAACCATGGCGTGCCCGATCTCGTGTCGAACGGCATGCAGTGGGTCCGGTGTCGACCATTCCCCGGCTTCGTACTGGGCCCGCGTATACCTGATAAGGTCGGCGAACGGGTACGCCGGGTTGATGGCCAGCGTGTCCTCGTCGGCGATGTAGGCCATCGGCGCGTTGGGAACCTTGTCGAAGACCTCGGGCATGACGCGCACGAAGGCCGGCCTGGAGACGCCAAGCTCATGAGCTTCCGCCAGCCCGGCGTTGACGTAGTTGGCCACGCCGAGGCGCTTGTTTGTCGAAAGCTGATCGTATTCCGCGTGCACGCCGGTCTGCGCGGCGAATGCCCGCGCCTCGTCCTGCGTCGACGATGCCCGGAACTTGATGAACTGCGGCTCAGGCCTCGCCTTCTCCAGCTTCTCCCGCAGGATGTCCGGGTACCGTGACAGATCCGGCGCCCAGGCCTCCTTGCCCGGGTTCCCCTCGAACCCTCTGTCCGGCATGAGCGGCCGGGCCGGCATGGGTCCGTTCGGCCCCACAGGTTCGATCAGTTCGCCCAAGCCGTTGCCCTCGTGCACCGTTAAACCACGCTCTCTGACCTGCCGTTCTGACAGGGTCTTGACCTTGCACCGGCAGCGGAACCCGTTCGGCGGATAGAAGGTGTCCCAGAATGGGCTGTCATGGCGGTAGACGCGCCCGTGCAGGGCCCGGTGCGTCGGTCTGGTGCGCGAGTCGTTGACCGCGCTGTACTGCCAATACGGCCTGACCTTAGCCACGGCCTGCATCTGCTTGTAACGCCCCACGTTGTATGCCGTCTGGATGTTGGTGCGGAAGATGTTGTCCACGCGCCAGGCGCGCACGCCCGTCCACCCGTTCTCCTCCCAGATGGGCGCGAGGGACTTCTTCCAGGCCCCGAAGCTCACGCCATCCGCCAAAGCCTGGTCGATGGACTCGAAGATCTCCCCGAGCATGTCCGCCCGCGCCAAGCGCGAGACCGTGAAGGCACGCACCCTGTATTCCTCGGCCAGCCGGTAGAATTCCCTGGGGGAAAGCTGGACCTTGCCGCGCCAGAACTCAATGGCCTCGGCCATTGGCAGCGGGCGCAGCGGTGCCTCGATGTCGGCGTAGGCGTTCCTGGCCGTGGGCTTAGGCGCCATCCTCGCCCCCGGCTTGGGTCCGGCCCCACAGATCGGCGGCGACCATGGAGCGGTGCACGCCGTCCTGCAGCTCGTCATCACCGGCCTGGTCCAGATAGTCCGCCAGCATGATCCGCAGCTCCTCGAACGATGTGGCCCGTCGGATGAGCTCGTCGATCTCCCGGCCGATACCGGCCATGGCCCCAGCCCCCTCGGGCACGACGCCGGCCACCAGGTCCTCCAGGGCCTGCTGATCCGCGGTGAAGCGTGTGGCTTCGGCGCGGTTCATGGCCTGGTCTTTCTGGGCTGCTTGCGGCTGCGCCTCGGGCATGGCAACGGGGGCCGGCTGCAGGCACTCCGCGTCCGGATCCGGGTCGCTGAAGCCCAGCTTGTCCCGCACCTCGGACGCCTCAACCCGCAGGCCCAGCGGAACCAGGATGCCCAACGCCTCCGACAGCACGGTCACGTCGGCTGACTCCGGCTCGCGCAGGCACACGCGCGGGTAGGCCTTCTGCGGTCCATGGTTCAGCACGATGTACGGGATGACCAGGTCGCGCTCCAGCGTCTCGGCCAACTGGCCGGCGTCGGCGTCGCGCAGGTCCGTGCGCACCTGATCATGCACCTCGGCCTGGGCCCGGCTGGACCCGTCGTCCGTGGTCATGGTCTGGCCGAGCACCGCCTTGCTGATCTGGCTGTCCATGAACCGCGCCAGGCGCTCGAACAGGTCCGCGCCGCCGGCGGTGTTGGCCAGCTTCTCGAACTCGATCGACATGCCTTCAGGGATCACGGCTGCGGCATCGATGCCCAGGTTGGCCACGGCCATCTTCAGGATGTCGATGTTGGCCTGCGATTCGCCCGGCCTGTATTTGCCCAGGCGCAGGGGCATGCCGAAGACCTCGGCAAAGGCCATCCAGTCCTTGAGGCCGTAGTGCTTGAACATCCACGACCAGGCCACCACCCTCGCCAGGCCGCCCCGGATCGGGATGCCGCTCTTGAGCTTCGGGATGTGACGGATGAACTTGTACGGCTCCAGCGCCACGCCGTTCATCATGTCCGACTCGTCGCGCAGCATGAGTTCCGACCTGGTGAGCCTGTCGAACTGGAAGAACCTGGGGTCACGAAACACGTACCGCGCCGGCACCCAGGGCAGGGATGACCTGTCCCAGATGATCTCGACCACGGCGTAGCCCTTGCCCAGGCCGTCCAGGCAGTCCTCCATCATGGCCCTGGTTCCGCTGCGGGCGAGCAGGGCGCGGATCTCGTCCGCCATCTGCACGTCCCTGGTGTCGTCCGTGGCGGCCTCGATCACCACCGGCAGCCCGGAGACCGCCCGCTTCCTGGTCCCGAGCACGGACGAATAATGCGCGTCGCGCTCCTCCATCTCCTCGGCCAGGGTCAGATAGGCGTCATGGTCGCCGCCTTCGGCCGCGTCGCGCAGGACGCTGGCCATGCCGGCCGGTGTCAGGCCGGTGGCGACCTGGCCGAAATTCCAAAGCGAACGGACCCCGGTCACACCGGGGGCCGCGAGTTCCTTGTCCAGCATGTTCTTGCGAACCGGCTTGCCGTACTGATCCAGGATCATGGCAGTCTCCCCCTCATGGTGTCGTCCCGGCGCACGGGATGGTAGGCGTATTCGGTGATGGCCCCGGCGTCGCAGCTGGCCGCGTAGGCCAGCACGTGGGCGATGGCGCTGTCGCCGTGCCGACGGGCGCGCTTGTCGCCGGTGTTCCCGGCCTCGACCATGGCCACGCCACGCTTGAGGCGCACGGCCCGGTGGTCGGAAATGATGTTCGAGTCGCGCGGGATGACCAGGGTGCCGTCTTCGAATCCGGCCTTCCAGCGCGGCATGTTCTCGCGGTACCAGCCCTCCGACAGCTTGACCTGCTCGATGCGCGAAAAACCGTAGCGTTGGGCCGCCACCTCGGCCAGCCATGCGCCGTTGCCGGTGGCGTCCATCTTGCCGCAGGCGAAGCGGGGCAGGCGGTCCAGCACGTAGAAGAGCACCTGCTTCTGCTGCTCGAAAGGGATGTTGCGCATCTCCACCACGAACGGCGGCCGGCGCACCATGTCCTTGTGCAGGGCCAGGGGCCAGATCACGGACAGGTCTCCGGAGCGGGCGAAGTCCTGACCGAAGAAATGCTGCCTGTCCTGGCTCAGCTCCAGGAGCAACGGGGCAAGGGTCGCCTCGCACCAGTCCCGGCATTCGGCCGCGCGCAGATGCTCGGCCACTTCCGCAAACCCTGCCGGCTGCTCCCAGCCTATGATCGGGATCTGCTCGGCCCTGCTCTCCAGCAGCGCCAGGGGCAGGTACGCGCCGGTCCCGCGGCTCGGGATGCAGAACAGTTCCTCGTCCGCGCCCTCACCGTAGAAGGCGATGATCTCGCCGCGCCACTTGGCCTCCGCCTCCATGGACCACGGATTGCCCTGCTTGTGACAGATGCGTTTGTACAGGCCGTCATCCAGCGCCCGGTCGAAGTCGCAGCGCAGCAGGCGGTAAGGCTTACGGCCGGCGCGCACATCCTGCACCAGGGTGTTGAAGGGGTTCTCGTCGCCGTCATGGGTCGAGATCACGAGCACCTTGCCGCCCCAGATCAGGAGCGCGAAGGCCGCCTTCAGCAGCTCGTCGAGCTCGTCGTGGAAGGCCGCCTCGTCGATGATGACCAGGCCCTGCATGCCGCGCAGGGCCCGGGGCATCGAGGGCAGGGCCACGATCTTGTTGGCGGATGTCTCCATGCGAAAGGCCTTGATGTCCCGCTCGGGGTTGTCCGGATCCTTGAAGACCGTTTCCCCGATGTCCGAGGCGCCGAGCTGGAACAGCTTGCCCCAGTCGCCGCAGTATTCGATGAACTCCCGGGCCATCTCCAGGTTGTAGCCCATGTAGAAAACGTCCATGCCGCCATCCTGCTTGGACTTGGCGGCATGCTCCACGGCGACCTCGGCAGCGGCCCAGGAGTAGCCGGTGCGCCGGCTCTTCTCGACCACGACAACCTTCTCCTGGCGCACGGCCTCGCGCAGCTCCCACTGGTAGGGGAGGAACCCGGCAGGCTGCGTCATACCGCGCCCCCGAGCACGGCCTGGACCATGGCGTCGATGGCCTCCCCGGACACACCGGACTTCTTGCCGGCCGATGTCACGGCCTGCGCCGCCTTCCTGGTTGCCGCGTTGGACGCCTCGTCCCTGGCCTTGAGAATCGCGTCCTGATCGTGCCGCTTGGCACGGGCCAGATGGTCCAGGGCCTTGGCCAGATCGTGGGCGGCCTTGGGCTCCAGCAGCACGGGCCGGCTCTCGCCGTCTTCATCCTCACCGTCGCCGATCTGCATGAGCATGTCCGAGACGATGCCGTGCATCATCTCGATGTTGGCCCGCATGGACTTGCTCTCATCCTCGCTGCCGAACTGGCGGACCAGCACGTCCGCGATCTCCCTGGACCTGCGCACGCGCTCGACCACGGCGTCGAAATTTTTTTTGTAACGCCCCAGGGCGCTGCGGCTCACCTCGCTAACGCCCATGCCCCGCAGATGCCCGACAATGGCGTCCAGGGTCTGGCCCGTATCGAGCAGCCGGTGTATCTCCTCGCGGATCTCGCGCGGCAATCGCTTCACGGTGGAGATGGCGACCATGTCAGCTCCTCGGGCCGGGGCGCTTCACGCCCGGCACCACGGCCCGGCCCTGGGCCACGTCGGCGCCGCGTCCGGTCAGTTCCGCCACGCGCACCGGGCCGACTTCCTCCAGGGTGATCAAGCCCTGCTCGGCCAGCCAAGCCGCGTCCGTCTCCACCTGGTCGCGGCTCACGGCGTGGCCGTAGGCGTCCAGGGCCGTATGCAGCACGGACGTGTTCAGCGCCATGGCCGGTGCTTCACTCAAAAACCGCAACATGAACAGGCGGCGGTCCTCTGTAATCAATGTCCTGAACGTCACTTCTCCCCCCTCAGATGGTGC